TTGTCCGCGTAATCTGTTCTTTTCTTTAATGATTCAGGGTCTTGTGAATACGAGGTTATATCGTATTGTTTTTGCGTAATACCGTTAGCTACAATGTTTGAAAACTTTGAAAGTATTGGAACCGGCTTCCAATCTAAATTGAGATAAGACAAATCGCCATTAATAGCCAATTCATCTTTGTACTTCTGTACACTTTGTTCTCCTCTGGCGTATAGCCGAAGGTTATGAAAGTTATTCCAGTTAGCAGCATATCTGTTCGACCCGGCACCGCCATAGTTAAACCACTCCTGCTCAATAGCTCGTGAAACCTGTAATCCATATTCTAACGTTGCGTATTTGTACTTACATTCATTTATTATATTATTTTTGAAGTAGTTCCCTCGTTATTGTATTTTTTAAATCCTAAAGAATAAACTTTTCTTTCTATAGTAGACTTAGGCGTATACCTATGTTTGTTACAAGCCATTAAAGCTAATCCTGAGCTTATCGAAGCATCATGCTTTGTTCTGTTATTTATATCAAATTTAGCCCAGTCCTGCAATGTTCTTTGCAAATATACATCACCATATCCATCAACCTTTTCTCCAACAAAATCCTCTATGTACGTTTCAATAGCGGACGCATGCGCTTGCTTTATATCTTCACTTGAATTAGGTATTCCGCCTACTTCTCTTTCCGAAACTGATAACTTATTATACGTTCTATCCGGTCTGTTGATACTAAAACCTCTATAACCTCTTCTTTTTATATAATAAAGTAATCGCGGTTTATTATTCTCTGCAAGTATAGGCATACCGTAAAATACCATAGCCATTAACACATCTTCAAAAAACATCTCGGCTGTTGAAGGCCTTGCGATATACTCTAAGAAAAAATGATTAGGCGGTGCGTCAGACATTGAAAACTTTGTTAATCCATGAAGTGCTCCGTTAGAGCCTCCGCCGCCAACAACACCACTAATATCGTAACTGTCACAGCCAAAAGCTCCAATATGTTCGTTTCCAGGGTACTTAATACCATTCTTTATTATTATATGATTCTGTTGTTCTTGATTCGGCACCCAAGTTATATAAAATCTACCGTCTTTATTAGGGTAGAACATAACCTCAGTATCCTTAATACCATTCTTCCATTGAAAGTTACCTTGTGTAACCATCGTGCTGTTTTTTAACTCCTCATTATAATCTATCTGTTGATAGATTTTTGTTAAGTTAAATATAGATTGCTTTGATTCATCTCTGAATGCGTGCTGTTCTGTTCTTGGAAATTGACGGTAATACTCATTCAATGCATCTGCGTCGTCTTTTAAACCTTCTACTTCGTTCTCCCAATGATTAATAACACCTTCTTCTATAATATCGCCTTGAGGCCCTATAATTTCTTTCTTCGGTGTTTCAAATACCGGCCAACCGTATTGATCAATGAAACCCTCATAGTTCCATTCCATTGGTATAAACAGTTTATATAAACCACTTTTAGTTTGACCGTTTTTGTTCCTATTTGTTACGTCGGAACTATCGTATAATTTTTTAAAGTTTTTACCTCCTTTATCTAAGGCATTGGATGTTGATCCCATCATACACTTACCAATAATTCTGCTACCTAATCTTAAACAAGTTTTAGTCACTCGCCAGTTGTTAAGTATATTTGTAGGCCTTTCCCATTTACCGCTTTCATCGTGTACTAATAGTTTTAGTTTTTCACCATCGTACGAGTTGTCCCCTGTGTTTTTCCAGTCGACCGTGGTGTCAAGACCAACGATTTCTTCTGGCGTGGCATTTGAATCGAGCTTCCTTCTGGTAAACTTTGAGGCGGGTACTCTGTATGCGAGTTCTGTTTTGGGCCGGTCCATTCCGTCCTGTATTGGTTTAAAGAAGAATGGATAGTTAACCGATATTGGTACAACTTTGTCTGTAAACATTTTCTTTGCATCGGGTCCAGATTTGGACAGTATACCAAATCGAGCATCCGAAGATATTGTTGCTTGGTTAACGGTCTCGCCGGAAGCCATGAAAGAAAATCCCGATCGTCTGTTTTTAAGGTAGCACATACCGTAGCATCTGCTGTCTGCCTTGCAAGCCTCCCAGAATAAGTAGAATAATCTGTTTGATTCTCGAAAGTTAGGTTGCCCAACATCAATCTTGGACCACTGCAGGTACATGTAATGAGTACCAGTAATATAAGTAGGTTTATCTTTGTTATAAAACCAAAAACCTTCTTCGCGCCTGTTAAACTCCTCATCAATATACCCATACCACTTTTCTTTGAAAGCATTTGGATATTTAACCCAATCAGCTTCGCTTTTTATCTTGCTTAATTCTTTTGGATACTCACTTGCTTTCCACTTGTTTTCTCCTTTACTGGGTTTATTCTGTAATAGCGGTAATGCAATATGCACTCCGCCAATTAAATATATATCCCCAATTTTACCGGTTTTACTTATGACAACAACGTCGTGCTCTTTATCATAGCCGTAAACCCACTTAGCGTAGCGATTCTTTTTTTTAATTGCTTGAGGTCTAATATAGTCTTTGACTATACTATATAGTTCCTGTTCGTAAGCCATTACTTAGATCTCCCTTCCGCAAAACCTTTGAATGCAGGTTTATCAGTATCTTTAGTTGCTTCTGCAATCATACCTTCTTCTTCCTGTATTCTATTTAATATTTCAAAAGCGTCTAATATGCAAAGCTTTTTAGTAGCGGCAGCGTTTTTAAGTCTGTCAGCTGAAATGTCTTCTTCTGAGTCAACGATCTTTTCTTTTGCTACCTTTACTAATTCTTTAATTGCTTCTTGCCCAGCGGCTATTATACTCTTCTTTGTTTCTATCGAGTTCATACTTTATAACAATATCATTTGATTTCATACAATACATAATCTGATTGTCTATAACAAATTCCCATTCGCTACCTGGTGTAAACCCTATTATGTCTCCTGGATTGATTCCGGCGCTCTTTAATGAGCTATTACCTATTTTCAGTATACCAATAAGATCAGCTGTTTTTTCGCTGCTTAAAACGTCTTTATTTTTGACTGGAGCAACAAAACACCTATCGCCAAATGACTTCCAAGTTTTATTTGTTTTATATAAATACACTTGATCAATACTGCAAAAAAACAATCCGTCTTTTAAAAACGACCTGCTATTCTTTTTGGTTCCTTTCATGTCGTAAAATACCCTAAATACATTATGATGTATTACAATCAAATCGCCTTTCTTAATTGGTGTTGCAAATGCAGCAGGTGTTTCAATTACTTCGGCAATATTATTGACATGTTTAAAACTTTCTATGGAGCTATTTGTTACAAGGGTATGTTCTCCAACTTTAACTTCGTTATCGTATCTTTGGCCTATGGGCTTTACGATAAAATCATATATACTTCGCATTAATATTCTAAGTCATACTCAACGGATATTGCCATGTTAGAATTGAACTTCTTCCACGGCATTACCTCGTCTACCTTTTTTATAAATATATTATAAGAATTATCAGACTCATCGAATATTATATGAGAAATTTCGTGACCGCCGTAAACTGTCTGTTTAACAGAGTAATGCATTGCTTCGTTTTTATAGTCAGCCCCGATACTAATTTTTCTTATAATATTTTCCATAACTTACTCTTTAATTTCTTCGTAAGTTCCGTCAGTAAGATTTATATTGATTGGCCCATAGTTCTCCTCAATACTCTTTTTCATCTCGTCCATGTCTTTTTCAAGCATGTTAACCTGGAAAATAGCTTTAGCTTTTTGCACTTCTAACACGCCAATGTTTGCTAGATAAGATTGTAGCTCTGTTTGTAGATCTGTTACTTTTTCTAGCTCTTCTTTAGTGATTGACTTCGGAGTCACCTCCATTTGTTTTACTTTACTCATTTGATTTAATTTAATTGTTAACTATTTATTTATAAACTCTAAATTTTTCACCTCTTCTTTTGTCTTGGTTGCTATTTGAAAAGTCTACTATTTTATTGCTTTTGTCAAAAGCCCTCCCTTTAAATCCTTTAGGAAGCTTTCCGTAAGTAGATGCGCTAGCCATTACGTTAGTGTTAGTTCCTTCTCTCAACTTGCCGGTTGTACTTGACTTTTTCTGAGAAACAGATTTTCCGAAATCCACAACATTTCCAAATTCTTTAGCGGATTTATCAGAAGCAGATTCTCTTGAAACGCTTATTTCACTGGCTTTACCGGTACTTACATCGTATTTTTTTACGGTTTTTTTATCTTTCTTTTTTTTCTTGTCATTATCGGTAAGGTATTCAACCGCTTTATTTTTTAAAGGGTCTCTCCCGGGTTGTTGCATGTATGCCATAATTTTTAATATAGTCTAGTTAGTGTATGCGTTTGATTTATGTGCCCAGAATAAACAGCTACTATGGTGTCTGCACTTTTTTGCTTATACTTTATAGTAACTTTGTAGCCATTTTCCTGATTGTATAATCTTGTATAAAATTCGTTTTTTCTTTCGCTTTGAATTGTTTCGCCTATGACTCTGTATTCATCAAAGCTGGTGTTGTAAACTCTTAAAACTTTGTACTCGCTGGCTAAGATTGTTTTTATATAATCTGAACCGGAGTTGGTCCACATTCCGTTAAACTGTTCTTGCGCTTTTGCTGTAAAAGATGCTAGCGTAATAAATAACGCGATAATTAGATTTTTCATAATATTAGATTTGATTATTAACTTATTTATTATATAATCACGCGTAATTTTTAAAAACTTGTTTTATTCTTCTATTATTGCTTTCGCTTTATCTTCAGGCGTTGCCGGCGGCGGTACTTCTGCTCCTCTTGCCCATCCCATAAAGCTATGTGCTGATGCATCACCTGGGTACACCTCGTATGCGCCAAAATCAATTGTATCGCTAGACATTACATCATACGCCCACCCTGGGTAATAAACTGGTGGCGTTATTTCTTTACCATCAGGATCGTAAGTCCCTGGCGTTTCAACTACTTTACCAATGTTTACCACTGCTGCTGTTCCGTTTGTAAACTGCATAGTCGTTACACCCTCTTCATTTATTTCTTCCCATACCCCTTTGGATATTAGGACGTCTTTACCTTGTTGTTCTGTATCAAATACAGTCTTATAAATTTGCATCATGTTGTTAGTTTTATTAGTTCTGCATCTGATAGTGCTTTTGTGTAAACTTGTACGTCTTTAGTGTTACCGAAGAAAGGTACACCTATACTATCTTTAAATTGTAATTCATTAAGTGTGTTAATACTTGGTACAATTACACTTGTATCTGTGCCTACTTTACTACCATTTACCCATAGACTAAAATCATTTAATTTATAAGAAACTGCTATTTTATTATTATTTGTTATATCAATAGTAAAAGGTATATATGCTTGATTTACTCCATTAACAACAAAGAATGCCTCTAAATTATTACTTGCAGTATAACCTATAACAAGTCTATTGCTTGATGTATCATCTGATAAGCTAATTCTATTTGCGTTACCATCATCTGCCAAAGCACTTATTTCTGCATACAATACACCTTCCTCGTTTCTTGGTTTCTTGTGGTTTGTGAGCCATTAGATGGGATATACGAAGTGGCAAATGATTGCTGTTCTATTTGAGCACCCCAAAGATATATGTTAGAAAGAACAGAATTTCTTGTTACTAAAGTTGTTATAGTTGATGTTGACGTTGCAGTAAATGTAACTGAAAATCTTTGCCAATTATCTGTAATGGCTAAATCTACATCTCCACCAATACCTCCACCAAACTTTACATTATTAACATTCGTGTCTGCTTTTGCCCAAATAGAGTAAGTGTAATCCTCTCCTATTGTAGTTGCTATCGCTGACGTTAATTGTATATTCGCATTTGGTACGGCTAAAAATGTAACCTTGTCTGCATCTTGAATACCGCTTGGAGATACTTCTTGGTCTGCAATAACAGATGTATTTCCTTTAAACCAACTTGCATCGCTAAAATCACTCGAATAAGTTATTAAGTTTGTTGACTGCGGTTCTAGTAAAAATGCCTCTGCTCCCGTTGAGTAATCTAATCTAGGTTCATTATTACTTTCAGTACTTTGTATTAGTCCTTGTGCATCTACGTATGTAGCCTCAGAGCCTCTAGTAAATGTAAACTGCTCTGCTATCGTATCAAAGTCTAAACTAAATGTTGGGTCTGTTGGTGTTGGATATGTTAAATCCGCTAGTTC